GGTCTTCGCCGGCTTCATGGTGATGGCCGGTGCAATCTGTCGCCACAAGTCCGGCCGGTCGAGACGGATGGCCCGCAGCAGCGATTCATCCGCCTCCACCTTCGTCTTCACCGGCTTCTCGGGCCACGCCGCGGTACGACGCAGAAGGTCATCAATGTCGGCTTTGTAGGTAAACCTGCCCTGCGTCTTCACGCGCCAGCCATTCGGCAACTGCGTCGTCATCGAGCCTTCCTCTTTGCTGGGAATTTGCTCGAGCAACATCCGCTCGACCTCAAGGCGTTTGCTGGCGGCGTCGTTTTCTTCTTTCTTGTATTGCAGCCACAAGGCTGCTAGTTCGTTCGTCGTTTTCATCGTTGGCTCCGTGGTGGGGAACTGGTTTGGTGTGCAGCGACACTAGCGGCATGTACAGAAAAGCGCAACACCCATGCGACAGAAAACGCCCCCTTATTGGGGGCGTGTCCACAGAATGGACGAGGCAGACTCGACGGCCTGGTTTTCCAGCGTTGACATTTGCATAACGGATAGTGCATGGTGGTCGCGCATTTGGCAACACCGGAAGTTGAGTTCGTATGACCGATAATAAAAACCTAGATCCCGCCTACTCCATAGCGATGAAATTTGGCGGCTTTCGCCCCCTGGCGCGAATCCTCGGAATAAGTCCCAGCGCGGTGCTGCGATGGAGCCTGCCCGCAGACAAACGCGGTAGCGGTGGCGCCATCCCGCAGCGGCACTGGCAGTCGATCATCCACCACGCAAAACTCAACAAACTCAAAGTTTCCCTGCACGACCTCTCGAACATTCGGTAACCGGGGGTCGTCATGCTTAACAGTGAACTGCTTAAAGCGGTTGCGGGATCTTTGTCTGACGCGCAGTACCTGTGGGTTGCGAGTTTCCGTGCTGACCCCAACGCGGCGCCAGTCAGTGCGTGGGCTGGGCGTATGTATCGCGGCAGTATTGCGCAGGCCGATCTTATCGACAGCGCGGTGCTGGATAACACTTTCTATTGCACCGCAGTGCTGCAGGCCGATGACGAGGCAAACTTTCGCCGAGGCAAAAAACATTTCGTTCGTCTATCCGTACTTGTCGCAGACGATGCTGACCCATCAAACCTGAATGGAGATGTGACGTATGTCTTAGAAACGTCACCCGGAAAGCATCAACTTGGAATTTTTCTAGACGAGAACGATACAGACTGCGCCGACCTTGCCCTTGTCGACGCTGTCATGCAGGCGATGGCCGAGGCGGCACTGATCAAGGCCGACAAGTCGGGTAATAACGCAGTGCGTTATGTGCGTCTGCCCGTGGGCCACAACACCAAGGCCCGTGACACGGGGCCGTGGCAGGTGCAGATCAAAGAGTGGAACAGTAAAGTTGTCTACTCGCTCGAGGATGCAGTGGCCGTCTTTGGCTTAGACCTCGATGCCATCAAAGAAAACATGTCGCGTGTGGCGCAACAGGCTACAAAGCAGCCAGTTGGCCCAGGCACCGATTGGGCTTCACTCTATACGTTGCTGTCGGCCGACAATTACACCGAACGGGCATATCACGACGGTTTGCTCAGACTTTCGAGCAAAATGGTGTCATCGGGAATGTCCGGCGGCGCCGTGGTCGAATCCCTGCGCGGGTTGATGCTGGCCATCCGCCCAGAAGGCGGGGAGCAGCTGGCGCGGTGGGAGTCGCGTTTTCACGAAATCCCGCGCATGGTGGCAGGCGCCGAGCGGTTCAGATCTGCACCGGTCGAGATTGCCCTCAACGAGCGGGACAACGGCCTGCTCTTGTCGCTTGATACGCTGCGCGATGCGACGCGGAACATTCGCTGGCTCGTCAAGTCGCTGATTCCAGCCGACAGCATGGGCATGCTCTTCGGAGCCTCCGGCACCTTCAAGTCGTTCGTGGCCCTCGATTTGTCTCTCAACGTAGCCCACGGCCTCAAGTGGTGCGGGAGAAAGACGGGGCAGGGCAGCGTCGTGTACGTCGCCGCGGAAGGCGGCGCCGGGATCTACCGCCGCGTGTGGGCATGGCACCAGGCCCACAAGACGGCTCACCCAGATAACTTCCATGTGTGCGTCACGCCGCTGCTGCTGACACAGGAAGAGCAAGTGGCGGCACTGCGCGAGTCGATTTCAGCACTGCCGGAACGACCGGCACTGATCGTCGTCGACACACTATCGCAAACCTTCAGCGGCGATGAAAACAGCTCGACCGACATCGCAGCCTATCTGCGGCTGCTCAATACGCATCTTCGAGCCGCATTCAACGCAACCGTCGTGGTGATCCACCACACCGGTCATGCCGCAGCCGAACGCCCCCGTGGGTCGTCTGCAATCACCGCTAATCTGGATTTCTTGCTTGGTTGCTTTCGCCCAAATGCGGAGGCGCTGGCTGCGCAAGTCGAGGTTATCAAACAGAAGGATGGAGATAAACTCACCGCGCAGTATTTCGAGCTTCACCGCGAGGTACTTGACAAGGACGAAGACGGCGAGGAGATCTCGAGCCTCGTCGCCGGCTGGCACGATGCCGTCAAGGCCGTGAAGGAATCCGCAATTAAGCTCAACCAGTATGAGCAGGCGATTGTCGGCCTGCTGCCCGAAGGCGTTATCGTCGATGAGCCTACCCTGCGCGAGGCGGTGAACAGCCTTGTCGAGAATCCGAGCAGCCGGCGCCAAGTGTGGAGCCGGACGATGACGACGCTGCAGGAGAAGCGGCTTATTCGGCCGGCGGGGGTTGCGAAGTGGAAGCGAATTTGACCGTCAGCACCACTTGGTGCATCGCATTCGATAACAGGTCGACGAATTGCTCATCCTGCGATAGATCCTCACGGCCGATGGTGTCAAGCACCGCATGCACGACCTCGTGAATCAGCGTGTGCTGGACGTGGCTGTCAGGCTGCTTCTTCAGCCGCGGTGACAGCACGATTTCTTTGTGATCGGGCCTCCACCAGGCCCACGCCTCCTTCGGCACACGACCGTATCGCACTTTGATCGTGTGGCCCATGATGACAAATGACTCGATCATGTCGCCTCCACCGGCGGGTCCGTCTCCGGCCGTACCTTGGGCTTGCGCATTTTCGAGATGCGGGAGTAATACTCCGCGTCACCGCGTCGCTTCGTCTCGCCACGCTTTGCGCCACCTTTCTTGCCCAACTGACTGAAATACTCGCGCAGCTGTGCTGCGACGGTCTCGTTCTCATTCACCAGTACAGTCCCCCAGTACGACGCCTCGAGCAGGCCCAATTCGGCGGCGGCACTTGACGCCACTCACGCCGCGTCGTTACCAGTAGGCTTCGGACCCACCGCTTTAAAGCGACGACGGTCCCGTAAGCGACGGGCAGCAGCAAGATCGACCACAGGAGCCAACTCATGTTTCACCTCTTTGTGTATTTCGCCTGTGCCATTGCAGTCCAGGCACTTGAAGAATTCACCCTGCCAGTCGCGTAACCACAACCGGCCCAAGCACGACGGGCAGTTCATATCACCGACCGTGCCTCTGATAACTCACTCTCCAGGCGCTTGATGCGCAGCTGCAGCGTGTCGATCAGTACCTGCTGTGCCTCGACTAGCCTCGCCTGCACCGCGGCATGTGCATCCGCACGGTCGACGGCTTCGCGCAACACGGCGAGTTTGGTTTGCTCTGTCATTCAATCCCCCAATAGCTCTTCAATCCGCTGCAGTTCGTCCTGCTCTGCAGCGTAGGCGGGTTCCCGCCCGAAACTCTTCAGCCTCTCATCGCGCAGTAACTCACTCGAGGGCAGAAATCCCGCGCAGCGGTATTTCGGAAATTTGCCGACGACCAGCGCGTAAATATCCACCGCGCCGGGCTTCTTCCACCGCACGGCAATCAAATGCCCGTTCTCGTGCTTCGTCGCCTTGACGTCCACCTTACGGCCGTCCGCCAGGTGGCAATCCTCTGGCCGTGGCTGTCCGCCCGTGTCGGGATAGACGTTTGCGAGTTTGCAAAAGGCCAGCTCTGCACCAGCACCTTCCAGGTCAACTTCCTCAGCCGACATTGGCCCGCGCCGGGCATCTTTCAGCCCCTCAGCACGGCTCGTGCTGTGCCGTCGCGTGGCCAGATCCCGCGCCAGAGCCTGCTCGAGTTCGTTCAGCTCCACGATCACTCTTCGCAGTCCTCTGTCTCTTCGATCTCGTCGAAGTCTTCACAGCCACACTCGGGGCAGTGGTGCGTGACGTGCGTCACTTCGCTGCTCACGCAGCTGCCGTACGCAATCAGATCCGTATGCTCCTGCACGTACGGCTTCTCGAACTCGGCCTTGCAGTCGGAGCAGCGGTGGGTCATGGCTCACCCCTCGCCCGAATCGCTTTGCCATAGGTGCCACCACCCTCTTTCAAGATGTGGTCAACCATCCTAGCGCAGGCCTCCCGCTCGGCTTTCACCGCAGCGTCAAGCAACCCACAAAACTGCGTCGTCCTTTGCCCTTTGGCGCATTGTCGCCAGCCGTCGCGGGTCATCTGCTGCTCTTTCTCGGCAGCAACGAGGGCGGCGAAGCGTTCAGTTTTCTGCCAAGCATCTTCGCTTGCCAATCCCATGGCGTAGTCCGGGTATCCCGCCTCTCGCGCCAGCCGGATGATGTCGTCGCGGGTCATCGCGGTTGCTCCTGTCGTGCGGCTTCCACTTCAGATTCAGTAGGGTATCGCCTGATGGTGCCATCGCTGAAGTATTCCAGTTTCTTTAGTACCTTTCGCAGCCGCTCAATCTCTTTGTCCTTCTCGGCGGCAATAAGGGCGGCGAAGCGTTCAGTTCCTTCAATGTAATCGTCGTCCCACGCCATGTGGTGCATATGCGCCTCCCTCGCCATGCGGATAATGTCGTCGCGGGTCATCGCGGCACCTCCTGCGCGGCGGTGTAAAGTGGCAATGCTCTATGTTGATCGGTAAAATCGTCAGGGTTGTCGGTCACGCAGACTGACTTGCCATCGAGCGTGTAAACCATCCACGCCACAGGCTCCTGCTTCGGGACGGTGAGGGCAGTGCGGAGGGCGGTGATGGCTTCACTTGCTGGGGTTGGTTGGTAGTCTTCGCCGCTTCGGTAATACTCCAACGCCTCCAACGCCTGTTGTGCGGCTTCGCGTAGTGTGGTCATCGCAACCACTCCACGACCGTCACAATCAGCCAGCCAAGCACCGCCAGCGGGATGCCGACGACACCGGCCAACACCAACAAAACAAACAGCAATTGCCGCAAACTAGGCGGCGGCATTCCTCCCACTGGCATTACGGTTCCCTCACCCATGCGTCATGCGCAAATTTGCGCAACTCGGCGACTTCCGCCTCAAGCTTGGCAATGTCGGCCATGTAATCCTTGATCCGCTGGCGCAAGTCGTAAATCTCACTCCACAACTTGCCGACGGTGTCGAGTTTGTAATCCAGCTCACGCTGCCAGGCCCCCGCCGGGCTTTCACGGTCGATAATCGTCATGGCACAACACCTCGCGATAATCACAACACCCAGGCGAAAATAACCGCTAACGGCTTGTCTGTCCATCGCAATCGGGTTGCGCATCCGCCAAGCGGATAAGCCGAAAAACACTGCAAAATAGTTCTGTAAAATTTCACAAATCAGCGTCACAAAAATGGCAAAAAAATAGTTGTTGGTCGCATGCAACAGCGGACGCTTGCGTTACAAACGTCCGCAGCGTCGCAAAATTGACGCCGTGGCTGAAGGCGAAAAAAGCAATTAGCAATCAATAGGTTATGGTGTGAGCGTCGCAAAACGTCGCAAGGCGTCGCAAACCGTCCAGAAAAAATTGGGTAGCGTCGCAGCCCGTCGCAGGGGGTACGTAGTACCCCTGCGCGGACGCAAGACCCTTGTGACGGACGGACGGACGGACAGGCGAAAAGAAGGCCGGCTCAAGGCCGGCCGTCTGCCAGGATTGACTAGCGCAAGCGGGTAAGGTGCAGGATCTCGAGCAACACTTCAGCACGGCGCAATACGGTTTCCTTATCCCTCGGCGAGAGGGTGCGGAACATGTCCTCGCCAAGCTCCAGCCAAATGATGTCCACAACGTTGCCATCCGCATCGACAGACTCGCGGGTGTCGGCCACAGACAGAGCCGCCAGCAATGTGGCGACGTCGGCGCGGGCATGCCTAGGCATTGGGTGTTGTTTGCGTTTCATGGTTGTTACTCCGTGATGGTTGGTTGATCGTTTGCGCATGAATGGCCGTCGCAGGGTTCCACCCAGCCGGTGAAGGCATATAGGGCCGCGAGGATGGCGGCGAGGATGGCCAGGCGTTGCTTGTCGTCGCGGCTCATGCGGCAACCCTCACGACGAATCCGGACGTATCGCGTTTGGCACGCCCCTTAGCGGTAAGGCCCACGACGACGCCAGGCTGATCGAGAAAACGTAAGTCTGATTCGTCGCCGTTGATGACAGGCCGGCCTAGGAAGTAGGCCGGCATGGCGCCACGAAACACGACGGAAAATGACACGGCATCGGAATAATGCGTCAAGGCCTTAGCAACGATCGGCGCATATTCCGAGCGGTGAGAATATGAAAACGTCAGGTGATAGTTTGGGATACCAGAGACGCGGCGGTTAGGTATTTTGGTGTAGTCGTAAAATTGCACGCGAGGGAATGCCGCAAACACGTTTGCATGCTCACCACATGCGACAGACTCCCAGCGGATATCCGATGTGCCGTTCAATCGGACGACAGGCACCAATCGTCGCAGTTTGGCCTTCCGCACAAATGCGCGGATCTCGTCGCACAATGCAGCCATGAATCCGGCCTGATCAGTATTGAACCATTCGGTACGGCGCAGTCTGGCGCGTTGCACGGTGTTATCCGGCAAGGCCTGACCATTCGGCGCGATGAATGTGGCGTTGCCTGCCGCCATACCGCCACGGCCCGCGGTATTGAGGCACGACGCGACGCATCCGGCCACATTGGATACTGGACAGAGCTGCACGTTAGACGAATCGGCAGGCGATAGGTAAAGGACGGCCGTCATATATCCGCGTCGCTGGCCTTTAATCGTTTTGGGGTTTGCATCGATGTTAAGAAGCATGGTTTGTCTCGTTTGGTGTAGTGCAATTCACTACACTTGAGACGGTATCGCAAACGGTTTGTGATATGCAATGGGTAATCACGACAAGTTGCGTTTCTATCCACACTGCGGATAAAGTTCAGGCGCATGGATGCAGCGCAAACAACCCAAAAAGTTACGGCCAAAACCGGGCCACGGCCGGTCAGCCCATTAAATGGGGTTCCAACCCCAACGGGCCGGCGCAAAGGCATACCAAATAAGGTGACGCAGAGCATCCGTGAGGCCATCGAGCAGGCCACGCGTGAGGTGACCGATTCGAAGGGCCGGAAGGGCCTTACAGCCTGGCTGCTGGAACGTGCAAACGGCGGGGTTCAGGACCGGCAAATATTCGCCGGCATGGTTGCTAAGGCCCTGCCGCTGACGCTACAGGGCAACGTGGGCGGAGTGACGATCAATCTTGGATGGCTTAACGGCCGTGACGTAAGTCCGGTCACAGTGACGGCACAGTCCGCGCCTAAGTCACTGATACTTGACGCGGACACTAGGATTGACACACCGCACACCACGGAATTGCCCGAAAATCCCAGCGCCGACCCCCCATCCCCTGGCGAATCGGCAGGTGGGGGTGGCAGTGAATAGGGGGTCCCCTCCCCCCTCTCTCCCGTTTCGATTTTAGCCCGTTGACAAAATAACAACATGGACCTGAACGACTACCGCCCTCGCGACGTATTCCTGCCCCTGCACAAGCGCAGCAAACGCTGGGCGGTGGTGATTGCTCACCGCCGTGCTGGCAAGACTGTTGCGATGTGTGCGGACTTGGTGATTGGGGCCATCGAAAACGCTTTGGACAAGCCGCAGTTTGCGTATCTCGCACCGTTTCGTGACCAGGCGAAGAAGGTGGCGTGGGGATACTTGAAGGATTTGACGAAGCCGCTGTGGGCCAAGCCGCCGAACGAGAGTGAACTGAAGCTTGTCATCAAGAACGGCCACGGCGGCGAAAGTACGATCTACGTCGCCGGCGCAGACAACCCTGATGCGCTAAGAGGCATGTACTTCGACGGCGTCGTGCTGGACGAAGTCGGGCAGATTCGCCCCAGCGCCTGGTATTCCGTGTTGAGACCGAGTCTCAGTGATCGGCGCGGATGGGCAATATTCGCCGGGACTCCGGCTGGAAAGAACTTTTTCTGGCAGATGCGCGAGGAGGCGAGGCTCAACCCCGAAACGCACGTTCTGCTCGAGCTGCCAGCCAGCAAGACGGGCATTTTGCACCCCGACGAGTTGCGTGACGCCAAGGCACAGATGACCGAGGAGGCGTATGCAACGGAATACGAGATTTCGTTCGACGCTGCCATCCCTGGCGCTTACTACGCGAAGCTGATCGGCGAGGCGTATGAG